AGACACACTTTTCGCACGATACGCCAAGTCCTCTGTAGTGACATCCTCAGTTCTGTGGTAGAACTCAATGCCGGGTGGCATCGATATCTGCACAGAATATAAATTCGTCCGGGCATATTCTCCGTTAACCATTTGTTTATTAAATTCTCTTATGTTCATTTATTTACCCCAAACTGATTTAGCAGAAGCACCCATAAATTTCTGATATGGTAGATATATAACATTTTCCCATTCATTCGCAGGTGCCTCTAAAAGACTTGTCTTTACGTGACCATATAAGTATTTATGTATCATCTTCTCAGCCCCGGTAATGTTTCTCACTGCATCCCAACTCAATTTAAAATGAGCCTTATCAGACATACTATCTGTATCACCCTTTTCACTAGCAAATTTCATTATTTTAGATAGAAATTTCGCACGTTCTACAGGAGATAGATAGTGAAAATTGAGTCCAATGAAGCCATCCTTAAATACATCTAATACTATGATAAGTGGGAATCTATCCCAATAGGGTAATGTTTTCTTGTGTTTTGCATCATATCCAAATGTGAACATTCGTCCTGGCTTGAGAACTGCACGTTTCTTCATACCCTTAGCGGATTCACCAACTTTAGTCTTGAACCAAGCGGCACTCTTTTTCGCTTTGGCTCTCTTAGTGCCCTTCTTAGGGGTTTGTGCTGATATGTTTAACTCTGAACCAATTGCCTTACGAGCCATCTGACTTGTCTTACCAGACTTAGGATTTATCTTACCCCATTGCTTACCGAGATAACGATATTTCTGCCCATCACTAGCGACCTTCTCAGTCCCTACAGCGATTTGAATTAGTTTCTTTGCGACTGCTATTGCCATATTACCTTACCAGATGGTCCTCAGTGAGTATTTTAAATTGCCATTGATTGTCATCACAAAAGTTTTTGCAACTATCCCATTTTGCTTCATTTACTTTCCATACCTTCAGTTCTCTCAAGTACCTGTATTTACTTTTTGCTGTCTTACCCATTGTAGGGGGTTTACATTGTCCTTTGGGTTTCACTTCTATTACTATCTTATTAGTCGTGCCGCCCTCTTCTAATACTTCAATCCAGAAGTCAGGAAAGTATCTATGCACTTTACCATCAACTGGGCTTACGTATGGAATTACGAGTTCTTCGCTATTCCATTGAATTACTTTTTTGCTCGTATCAGCGTATACCATAAATCTTCTTTCCCAAGATGAACGATATACTACGTTATCAACATCACCAACGTATTTTGAACGATTCTTAACTTTGTACTTACCTTTATGTGCCATTACTATTATTTATATAAATAGTTCAAAGAGTATCTTTCTAGAGGAAATCGACAATGAATTTAAAAATGGGGTATGAATTATGCACGTAACTGGACACACAATGGGAGTGGCTGAAGTCCTCTCTTCAGCCACAAAACGCCCGCAAGGTGCAGTTCCATTTAAATTCCCTTTAGAGGCTATTAGTGCTGGCAACTTCTGGACAAAAATCACAGTGAGTTCTTGGGCAGCAAAAGGGGTTACTGAAGGAGTTATGGGTCAAAATCACTCATTGGGAGCATATCATCTAGCAGACATTTGGTTGCCAATGCCACTAACACTTCAAACTGGATATAATCAGAACTTCTCTGAAGCCGGAGATATGATGGTCAATAGAGCCACTCAGAGTGAAACGGCATCTATGCTCGAAGCGGCACTTGGTACTGCTAAAGCCACAGCCGCTCAAGCAGGAAAAGAAGTAGTCAATGTTGTTGAAAACTTAGGTGTCTCAATGAACGCTTCCGCTAAGATGAGTCACGCTTCTGTAATCAATCAGAATCAAGGATTAGTGTACGATGGTGCTACGTTACGTAGTCACACACTATCTTGGAGAATGACACCGAAGAATAAGGATGAGCAAACGGCAATCAGCGAAATTGTGACTGTATTGAAAGCATACGCAAGCCCAGCCGTTACAGGTTCTTGGGGCAGCAAGGCCAATACAGAAGAGGCTGCCAAAAAGGCTAAGGAAAAAGCAGGGAAGCAAGCCGCTCTCCAGACGGCAAGTGGTGATAATAAAGAAATATTCAGAAAGATGGGCAGGCTAATGATACCCCCTACTGTCGCAGTTGAATTTTGGTATAAGGATGATATTAATCCTTTCTTATTTAAAATTAAAGATTCATTCATATTGAGTGTTGAAGTGAACTATACTCCAACAGGAACGTGGAATGCTTATGAAGATGGTGCACCTGTTGAAACACAACTGACAATCAACATAAAAGAAAATTCAATAGTGACACACGAAGAAATAGAGGGAGGTTACTAATGGCAAAATATACACATATGCTCCCTAAGTTAGAGTATAATGGAGTTACTATAGCAGACATTACTCATAGAATTGATATGCTCAAGGAAGTATCAAAATACTCAGCAATGTACTATGAGGTACGAATTTCAGAAGAAATGACTCCTGAGAAGGTAGCAGAGGACGTGTATGGTGACCAAGATTTGTGGTGGGTTGTATGCACAATCAATAAAGTCATTGACCCATTCTATGACTGGGTTAAACGTGAACACGAGGTATATCGATATACTGATTTAGCATATGCCGATAGATACGATATTCATCACTATGAGGACCAAAATTACGTACAGTATCCTACTGACAGTCCAGAGAACGATAGAGTTCCAATCACTAATGTTGATTGGGAAATATACAAGAATGATAAACTAAGGAGTATAATGCTTCTCAAACCCGAACACATTCCAAAGATTGTCGCGGAATTTAAGAGTTGGATGAGAAATACTAAACCTCAAGTACAGGAATAATATATTATGGCAGAAAAGAAGTTTAACACACTTAATCCGAAAGCAACATCTGAATGGAACTGTAAGTTCACTAGTATAATGGGAGATGAGACAGAGTTGGCTGGTATTATAGACCAACTGTCTATCTATGAGTCCATATTCACTAATGCTATGCACGGTATCATACAAATCCACGATGGTGTTGGGTTTATAGAGGCAAATGGTGTTATTGGTAGTGGTGAAGAGAAAGTCCATTTTGAGATAGACACATCTATGTCTACTGATGCCTTGGGCAAGACGGCTAACTTAGAAAAAGAATTTGTGGTTAGTTACGTAACCGCGGCTCAACGCACTGAGAAACACACTGCCTATCAGATAGGCATTGTATCGCCCTATGTTATCGCTAACAATAAGAAGAAAATCAGTAGGTCATTTACAAAATCAACTGCTTCTGATATAGTACAATATGTAAGCGATAAGGTTCTTGAGTTCGGCACACTAGGTGGAGACGCAAAGGAATGGACTACGTGTAAAATAACTCCCTCTAAGCATCCTAAAGAGATAGTCGTACCTAATTGGAATCCATTTCATCTAATCAATTTTCTTGCTAAGAACTCTGTATCCGCTGAGGGTGAATCCAACTATCTATTCTTTGAGAACAACGAGGGATTCAAATTCGTTACGCTTGATGAGTTGCTAAAGGGCAAGTCTAAAAGGGAAATGATATTGAAAGATAACCCACTAAAATCTTCTCAGAGTGGTGATAGCGAGATAAATGTCAATGACGCTATTATGGAAGACTATAGCGAAACACAACGATTCAATATACCTAACAGTCAAATCAACGGACACTACGGTAGTTCCATATTAACACATAATATATTAGAAAAGAAACTTACTAAATATGAAGTAGAGTATGATGGGGAAAAAGATAAGGTTCTAGCAGAGGGTATTGGGCTTAACGGTACTCCAGGCAAACCATTTAAAGAATTCAACGTAGACCAACACACAGGACTTATGAGCGACAATTATTTGTATCAAATACACGATAAGGGCGAGAAGAGCCACTATCCTCTGCACGATATGAAGATGGCTCAACTACGAACAAACATTGTTAAATTCAGTATGGCAGGGGACACGAACATATTTGCAGGTGATGTCATTACACTAAAGATTGCCTCTAGTATACGGGATGAAACTGTCACTGAAGAAGAAGACCAGTATTCAACTGGTAAGTGGCTAATCACAGCCATACATCACAAGATTAATAATCACGAGTACACAATGACTCTTGAATGTATGAAAGACGGGTTCTTTACTGACCCAGAGATAACAATACCAGCGAGGGGTTAAATATTATGCAGTTTATGGGATTTGATGGATTTATTTGGTTTACGGGTGTCGTAGAAGACAGACGTGACCCTATGAAATTAGGACGTATGAAGGTACGTATCGCTGGACTACACACAGAAAAAACAGTTCAAGCAGTCGATACAGGTATACCTACAGCCGATTTGCCTTGGGCACATCCAATGCAACCGATTACTTCAGCCGCAATGAACGGTGTTGGAACAACTCCATTAGGTTGTGTTGAAGGAACGTGGGTTATAGGATTCTTCAGAGATGGGCAGAACGCTCAAGAGCCTATTGTAATGGGTACATTCGGTGGATTCCCTATGGAAGCACCAGTAGCCAAAGTGGGCTTCAATGACCCTAATCTAGTGTATCCTAAAGAAACTCACTTAAAAGAACCCGATACACATAGACGTGGAAGAGTAGACTTTAAAGAGCCTGTAAAAGGAGAAGAGATTGTTTCAAAACCCACTCCTCTTGATACTGCTGGTGGTCGTGTAGAAGATTTAGAAGTATATAAAGCACTTGGGGATACTTGGGAT